GTATCAGCGTCTTGGAATAATTCATACGCTGTTTTCAGTTCACCTGTTGTTACAGCAGAACCATCAGAACCACCAGAAAGTGATTCACTTGTTGGAGTTGTTACGTTAGTGAAAGTTACTCCACTAGAAGCACTACCCCAATTTGATCCTGAAGAATTGTGATCTGTCCAATAAATGTATTGTGATTTATTTTGAATAACATTTACATAATAGTTGTCATCGCCTTGTGCTGTTTTAGCATCACTTGCTTTTGACACTTTACTAAATGTTTCAATAACTTCGCCAGGAGTTCCTGAAATACCACCGTCTTCGTCAATAACGACTACGTGTAATTCGTCACCAGATCCGCCTCTTACTGAAACGTATGGTGAAGTTCCTGGAGCGCCATCAACGGCATCATAATATCTCCATCTTCTTTTGATTCTAGCGTCATCAACAACTGCTGTTTGTAATCCGCCTTGTCCTAAAGGATGTTGAACGATTGTTAAATCGTTTGTAGAAATATTAGTTATTCTATATTTCTCTCCAGTAGTAAAGTCAGTTGTAGCAGCTGTTGTAGAAAATTCAACAATGTCTCCAATGTTGAAAGCTGTGCCGTCATCTACAGTAATTGTAGTGTCGCCAACAGCAGTACCTGAACCTTCGTTAACTTGATTTCCTGTTCCTAATGTTTGTTCAAAAGCAGAAGCACTTGGACAAGTAGCAATTAATAAATTGTTACCCCAAGTTCCTGCTGTTCTAGCAGCAAATGTTCCTACATTCGCTTGACCAGTAGCATAATTATTTTGGTAATCATCAATATTTTTTATTAATACAGATGAACCAGTCGTATTTGCGTTTGTTAAACCAGTATTATTAGCTCGTACTACTCTTAAAGCGTTAGAGTATTGTAAGAAACTTGAAGCACTGAAAAAATACTCAAATGTACTTGTATCAGGTTTTCCAAATGTACTTACTAACTCTTGCTCACTAGAAATTGCCACAATCTCTTCCACAGGACCTCTATTCGATTGAATAGCGATAGCCCCAATAGATGTTGATACGGCAGGAATAATTCTTGTTAAGTCTTTTTCCTGTACGAGAACACCTGGTGATACTTGAAATGCCATAGGTTTTCTCCTCTAATTAGCCTAATTATTAATCATTTATCGTAAGTTTTCTTACGCCCATAGTCAAAACTTATTATACAGATATTTATAATTATCAAAAACTACAGTCCTTTTCTCACTATTGGATGCCATACTGTACCATATTCGTCTGAAAATGACTTTTCTTCTTCAGGTGTTCCATCTTCTATAAACCCAAAGGGTGCCATATCTTGTTCTATTAACTTCTCTTGTTCAATATAAAGTTGATTTCTAACGTTAGTATTTGTCATTTCTTTGAAAAATGGTTGATTTGATAGCCAACCAAAGATAATTAAACAAGTAATTAAGTCATCATTACAGCCGTCTTCAGCTTGCCAACTGTTACCTCTTTTACTAAATGTTGACATTTCTTCTATAATGTTAAAGTCATTTACTATAAGTTTATCACTTTCTATTAAAGTCTTAAAGTTTGAACAGCCTAGTTTTTTAATTTGTTTAGTCATTCTTACACCAAGTGATGTACCTCGACCACTAAATTGAGCACCTAATATTTGACCAGCCCGACCTTTTTGAGTCGTCATTAATAGATTGTCATATTCAATTTCAAAATGTAATGCGTCTGATATTTGCTGACCTAAATCATTGACTTCTACAAGTATGTGTGCTGTGTTGTATGCTTTGGCAATTCTTGCTATGATGTTTGGAAAGACATAAGGTTTAATTTCATTACTTCTATATTTTGCCACAACTTTATATGGCATTTGTGTAACATCAAAAACAACAAAAGCAGAATAATCTTTAATTGTTCCTCTTGCGACATCAACTGTACAAACATAAGTTTTGTCTTTTTCGGGTCTTACATAAATGTCCACACCTGCGTTTGACTCAATAGGATTTAAATGAGCAAGTGTTTTAATTTTAGATGGTGATATTAATGTATCTATTGATCCTAAAAATTCACATTCAAATTCTGATTGGAATTGTTCTAATGAGGTGTTTCTAATTGTTGCTTCTTTCCACGCTTCATCTCGTCCTGGTACCTCTGACCAATGAACTTCAATAGGTATATAATCGTTTCTTTTATTTTCTGCGTCTACCCAAAGTTTATAATACATATTCATTCCGTGTGGTGTAGAAACAATAATCATTTTTGTTTTTTGACCAGATGAAATTGTAGGATAAACTGAACTAAAAAACTGTTCAGCGATATTTGCTGGAACGAAAGCAAACTCGTCAAGGAAAATAATATTATAAGAACCTCCTCGAATAGCACTTGATGATGTAGCGGCAGCCACAATGGTAGATTTATTTTCTAATTCTATATTACCTTTGTTCCAATTGATAACACCTTGTTGTAACCACTTAGGTAAGTTTTCATAGGCTAATTGTAAACGACCTAATATATCTCTAGCAGTCGAACTCTTGTTGGCAAGTATAGCAATATTTGAATTAGGATTAAATAAAGCATAATGTAATAGATATGAAATAGTAGTTGTTGATTTACCTGACTGTCTAGGTAGTTTACAAATTGTAAATCTGTTTTCGTGTATCGTTTGTACAATCTTTTTTTGAAAGTCATACATTTTAAAAGGTACAAGACCTTCGTCAAGCGAAACAATTTGTACATAGTTTTCCATAAAGTATAAAGGATCTTTTTCACACTTTTGAAATTCTAATATTTGTTCTTTAGTAAACTCTTGTGGTGTGTTTACTTTTTTAAGATTTGGATTTCCTAAATATGCGTCACTCATTTACTATTATACCTTCTATGTGTGTGTAACCCATTTTTTTAGCAGTGGTAACTCTTTGACTGCCTTTTAACACAACTAATTCTTTTTCAATATACAAACTACCGTTTGCACCATATCTTGGTGTTTTTGAAATTTGTCTTTTTTCTATTTCTATAGGATTTAATAATTCTTTTGAATTATACAAGTCTTCAAGTACCATATTATTATTTTCATAATATTTGATATAACTTAAATCACTAATCTTTAGAATCTGTTTCTTCGGGTGTAACTGTTTTGCTTTTAGTATCTTCATTTTTACCCTTTAACATCTTTTGTAATTCTGCTGTAGAACCTACAAACAATGCGTTTTTAATTTGTGGATTTGCTGTCTTTGGTAACTCTTTTAGGTCTTTGAGTTTCTTTTGTAAGTCTTGTAGTTTATCTACAGTATCAGCAACGTTTTTAATTAAGGCACCAGCAACTTCATATGCTCTTGGATGTTGTCCTTCTCTGGCAACATCAAGTATGCCTTCTATGGCTTCTTGTCCTCTTTCTATAAGATTGTAATAGTTTTCTCTACTATATTTGTAGTCGTTATCTACGTCTGGTGATTCTTTATTTTCTTTTCGTGGAACTATAGGTTTAAAGTCCTGTTTAACCACTTCTTTATTTTCAGGTTTATCTATACCAAGAATCTCATTTACTTTATCTTCCAATTTACTCATAATACTATTTATAGACAATTAAAAACTAGTCTTATTTAAAATTTTTAAAATAAGGTGGAAGTCCTAAATGAGGTCTTTTGTCATATTTGTTTTCTTCTGCAAAGTCAGATAAAGCATTATTATAATGTAAAAATACCTGACAACATTCATTACCCTCAAAGGGTTCTCTCCAATGTTCCAACATACAACCTTTATAAACTAACATATCTCCAGGTTCTAATACAACTTGAATACCTTTTGAATTACCTGGATGATAACCATTTTTTGATATTTTTCCATTTTTTGGATTAGGATCAATGAATATTGGCCAAATATCTCCACCCAAATTCATAGTAGTAGATATTTCACACGAAGACCTATCTTTGTGTCTTTTTAATTCATTACCTTTAATATACATCCTTGTATAGGAATATGTTGGCACTAATTTAATTTTTGTATGTTCTTCCATAATAGGTTGCACTTTAAGTAACAAAGTATCCATAGCTATATCAGCATAATGTGAAAAAGAACCTGGCACCTGTGTATCATTCCAATGTCCAAAATATTCTGTGTATGGAGAAACAAAACCACTATGTAAAACTGTATGTGCTACATCTTTTTTTATAGAAAAATAATTATACAAATAATTAGCTAATTCTTTATTAATAGCTTGCTTAATAATTAAGTAATGATTTTTTTGAAAATTGTTCATATATAATAGTTAAAATTTATTGTTATTCTAAATGGTTTATCAGTACAGTTTGTTCCTGAATGCTCTTCAATACTATCAAATATTAAAATCTTATTCTTTTTACTAATGACTTTTTTTTCATTATTTTTAAAAATAGTAAATCCATTATTTGTATTAACATAATACACTGCTGTTTTTAAATTTTTATAATCAAAATCTTTATGAAAACCGTGAATATTAATATTATCTTGTTGATGATTTAGATTCGCCTTTATCCGCACCAAAGCCTTAGGTTTTATATAATCTAGTATAGGTTTTAATATATTAAAAAAATCACTTGTAACTTTATTATTATCATAAAAAATATGTGTCATTTGATAATCTTTTGTATTTTCAGGAGGAACTATTTGATTGATGAAATATGGAAAATAAAAACCACTAAAAATAGATTCAATATAATCAGCATCTTCTTTTTTTATAATATTATCTTTTACAATCATCTAAACGGATATCCTAAAGCCCATACCACTAAACTATAACGAAGTCCATCAGTTACAGGTTTTACCTGATGTAACACATAAGAGGGAAATACAATTATAGAACCTTTTGGTAATATATCTTTTACACTTTCAATCTTCGTTTTTTCATTTTGAAAATACTTAAACATTAATTCTCCTCCTTTATAATCACTAGGATTAGACAATGTAATAACTGCTGATAATTTCCTGGATTTACCTCTCCAATTTATATTTTTATGGTTTATATCAAAAGGTTTGGAAAAATCATCAGTATGCCAACCATAATGTTGATTTAATTTGTATTTAGTAAATTGTACACTTTCCAAATAATCAAAATGATAATTCCAACCAGCTTGTTCGTTTGCCATATTTAAAAACGGTCTTATCTCTTTATAAATCCATTCCTGATCCAACCAAGACACATTAGAATTTCTTTTCTTTTTTAATTGTTTTTCTTCTTTTTTATTTAATTCTTTATTTTCAAATCCTCCTGTTTTAGCTAAAAGTTCATTTTGTGAATTACCATATTTAATAACTTCATTACAAAATAAATTTGAAAAAGCATTTTTAAAATAATAATATGTATTATATGGGTTCATTATCTATAAAATTTATATTTATAACCATTCTTCTATCTTCATCGGTTTGTCTTATAGCATAATGTTTTATTAAGCCATCAAATATTAATATTCTATTTTCAATACATTTAATTTTTTTGTTTTCATCTAAAATAGTCATACCATTGTTAGTGTTTATATAAAATATAGCTGTAGTATGTGAAAAAGGATGGTCTGTATGATTTTTACTTTTAGAAGCAGTGCCTGTATTAATCAACAAATTTGCCATAATTCTAATAAGAGTAATAGGTTTTAATTTTTGTAAAATTGGATTTATAACTTGATTTGAATATGGAGAATTAAAATTATTATCTTTATAAAATATATGATTAAAATAACTAGCATCGTTTTTTGTTTGTTCATTATTATAAAACCAAGGAAAATAAGTTGAATTAAAAATATCTTTTATAATATTAAATTCCTTATTTTCTAAAAAATTATCAATAATATTGTAATTCAACATAAGAATCTTTATCTCCTACTTTACCTACAGGAAAAAAATTACAGGCAATAGAGTATCTTGTTTTGTTTGTTAGGTTAGGTTTAATTTCGTGGAATACGTCTGATGGAAATATAACTAATTTATTTTTTTTAGGTTTAATTTCAAAATAGTTACAATTGTTAACATTCCATTCTGTAGGATTACAAAATAAATTATTTAATTGGTGGTTATTAAATTCTATTGAAGACGATTCTTCAAAATAATAAACAGCACTAAACATACAGTTAGAGTGTGCGTGGCTTTTACCAGATGTTTTATGTTTAAATTTAGCAATCCAAGAAGACGGTATTATAAAATCATTTGCTATTTTATATATTTCTGTTTTATATTGATAGAAACAATTTAATATTTGTTTTTTAAGTTCAAATAATTCTGGCTTATTTAATATTTCATTACTTTGAGATTGCTCTGATTGTAAATATTCGTGGTTAATATGATACTTTTCTTTTTTGATTATATCAGATATTTTCTTTGTATCAATATCTAAATAAAATATACCTATATGTTTAGCAAACAAACTAATTGTATTCATTTTATAATATAACTTTCAATCTATTTATTATTAAAAAAATTTAATAATTATTCTGTAGTCAAATCCCAAGTTGAATTTGTGTTATTCCAGATATAATAATTGTTATTTTCATCTCTGGCTGACCATCTTAAATTAGACTCTTCCCATAATGGACCACTTAACAAAGGATCATTATTTAAAAGCGTGCTGTTAGCAGGCATAGTTGTAGGTGCTTCCCAATCATCATTTGAATTTAATGTCCAAGATGTATAAGGTTTGACACATATAAATTTGTCTTTACTTGAATCATAATAATGATGATTTTTTCCAGGATATTGTTTTCTAACATTACCGTTATAAGAACATTGTTTCCAATAAGTAGTAGGAT